GACGATAGCTGATTTGAGTCTCCTGCCGAGCAGGGTGACGAAAGAGAAAACTGACTGACCGACTTGATACCTGATAATCCAGTACAACACGAGATCTCATTTAGTCTGTTAATTTCTCTTTCTCAAATCAGCTAATAGATGGTAAATACGTAGATGTTAATACGAATCGTCTTATGTACTCATTTTAGTACGCTTATTCAAGGCTTAAACTCCAGAAAAACTTGATGAACACATTGTGAACAAACATATCATAGCACATGTTCGAAAAATCTGAGACTGAAACATTCATCAAAGCGACATCATTGACAGTCAACATTCGTTCTTCTACGCTATCTGCACTTCTTGTTCTTGGGCAACACAAACCATAAGCGCTCCATTGATTTTCTGAAACTGATATACCTGCATCACAAATAGAATTAATGCTTGCAATTTTGACCTTTAGCATTTTCAGAAGTGAATGAACATTACCAAAGTTCGCGTCTGTTCCAGAATACAAATGTGGATATTTTTCTCTCAAAGTACGAATTGCTTCAATGCATTGACTAAATAAGGCATACCCTTCGCTCTGTTCATTATGTTCGTCTTCGCTTACTTCTTCATTGTCTGAAACGTTACGTGCATTTTCCAACATTTCGAGTTTCGCTGTTCTCTCAACCATGACTTGCTTCAATTCGAGATTATCTTTGTTCAAACGCTCGCAATCCAATTTGATGTCGTTCAGGCTTTTGGTTAATGCTTCACATTCTGCATTTAATTCACTCACTTCAATCGACAATTGCTCTTGGCGCTTAGTTTCATTTTCAAGACGTTCTTCAAGAACTTCATTCGTTTGTTGGATTGATTGACATCTTAGGAGCAAATTCTCTGCTTGTTCGACTAAATCACACTTCTCCGATTCCAATGCTTTGATGTTGAAAACATCGTTTGCGTAGCGGCAAGCGTAATCAATCATTTTTGGATTCATCAAAAACTCTTCATACGTTAAGTAAGTAAGGATGTCTTGCTTCTCGTCAACTGTCATCTTAGCACTGTTCTTTTCATCATCGTCAATTTCATCAACCCATTGTTTTGGGGGCTCATCAAGTTTTTGAATTTCAGTTCTCATAACGTCGTTGTCAATTACAGACTTCTTCAAATCTACAGTCAATTCACCTTCAACATTCTTGTCATCGTCGCTTCGTTGGGTGGAAAGAGAATTATCTTCTACATCTACATTTTCAAAAGCATCTTCAACATCAGCAACACTGATCGGGACTGTAGTAGTATTAACTTCTTTGCTGTCATGAACGTGGTTAATAAGGGTGCATCCAATAGATTGGTAAAAGCACTCGATAGTGCTGAATGAATATTTGAACATATCTTCAACGTTGATCAAATCTGTAGTATACACTTGAACGACTACTCCTTCCATGATGAACTTGTTCAAATAAGTGAAAATCAAAGTCAACAATTGGTGGTTGTCGAAGATTACGTTGACAGGGTTAAGCATTAGAATTACGTGGTTGGCACTGAAATGATTTTTCAATTTGTCATCAACTGAATTGGCTGTTGCAGGAATTACTCCAATCATAAATTGTTTCGACTGTCCATTAGTACCGAATCTTTCACTCATGTCATTAATCTTTGAAATGATCAGTTGAGAATTTGGCTGCGCTTCAACAAATTCGAGAACATTTTCACTCTGATTTTGATATTTATCATTTGATACTATGAACAATGAAGAACTGTTATCTGTAGTCTCAAGTTCAATGTCGCGTAGAAAGTTCTGTTTGAAAAGGTCGAAATAGCGGGAAACTTCAGTTAATTCAGGAAATAGGATGTTGTTTGGCCAAAGACTGAATTTGATCATCTTCTTGTGCAGCGAAGTCAAACTTGCAAGTTCATCTGATTTGAAGCAAATCTTCAAGTTACTCATTTCATCGAAATCAAGCTTAGAATCAATGACGATCACATTCGAAGTCGCGTTATATAGTCCAATTTTAAATTCTTTGTTTTTCGGTTTGAAATCAGTAGTTGTCAAGGATGTTATAACTTTTGAATCAATCAACTTCTTCAAATCATCATTTTCGTTCAAGATATTCTCACGTTCGTAAACAATGAACAACTTGTTTCCTGTGTACAATACTCCAGAGACGTTAGCTTGCGGCGAACTTGGATGACATAGAACCATTCCAAACCATTTGTTCTCATCTTTAATTCTTAATTGAACAGCAGGTGTCACAACTAGGTTAGGCAAAACAGTTTGAGTTTGAATAGCTGACAGGATGCTCGGATCTGGTTTCAATGTAACAGTAGAATTAACTGCCGAAGTTATTAATTCGTGCAATTGTGTAGTCTCAGAGGTGTTCTTTTCATCACTCAAAGATCGTGGTGTTGGTGGTCTCGGGCGAACAAAACGTTTCATCGGAGTTGGTCGAATCGAAGTCTCGGGTGTTGAAGTCGACGGCGATTGGGGTGTTGAGTTGTTTTCGTTCATCTTTTGTTGGTCAGGTTTGTCATCAGTTTGTCGTTTGTTTAGTCTTCTTTTCATTAATGCGATGTTGGTCAAATTGGTGGACATGGTCTTTTTTGATGGGAGATTCTGTTGAACTCGTTCTCAAGGTCAAGGCGGGTAACAGTATCTCGGACTCAAAAAACTT